TAATTCCTTGATTTGATCAATCATAAAAAATATATCCCGGTAGGATTGCTCGCTACCGGGATTATTATGAATACCTAAATATTAGGTGGTTGCCTCAACGGTAGCAAAACGACCAGCGTTATCACGAACGTTGTAATAACGGGTACGAAGTACGACGTCATTAGAACGATCGACAAAGCCGAGGAACTCATAAGCAGAAGTGTTGAGATAGTTCTCAACAATGCTCTCCTTGAGGTTCTTAGGTACGTTGGCCGGGACACCGAAACTAGCGATGTCGTTGATGTTCATGATGGTGATGTTGTTTCTCATATCGCGTTTAATATTATATGCGTATTTTGCTGTTGCAACTGGTTTTTATCTGAACCCCATTCTTTTCTCTTCAACAAGCTCAGTCGATACAATATAGTCTTCATCGTCAAGATTATAAATTTCAGCCAAAGACATAGGTGTTGTAACTTTGTAACCTTTCTTAACTTTATCTACAATCTTTTGAGATTGTTCAATTGAAAGTTTACCAAACTGATATTCGGCTTTTAATCTACCCTTACGTAAAAGAGCTTTATCAATACTCTGTCTTGGTGAATTGTATGTCGCTATAATAGAGATATTAAAAACATTAGCCATAATACCATCTGTTAAATTGAGTATAGTAGATACAAGAGATGCAGCAGCGCCATCGCCCGGCTCTCTTGCTAGTAATGCTTTCTCGGCATCTTCAATTACTAATACAGCTTGCTTCTTATGCAGTAAAGCAGGTAAGAATGAAGGGTCTGACAAGTAATCTAAAAAGCTAGTTGGTACATAAATAAACTCCCTTTTTATTAAAGATGAAAGATGTTTAATGTATGTTGTTTTACCGGTTCCAGGGTCACCGTGAAACAAATAAAGACCAGATTCATTCTTATTAAGTGTATCTACAATTTTAGTATGTATGTCTTTAAACTTTGGATCGTAGCTATTATCTACACTATAATTTTCCGGCATTGGTACTTCGAACGGTTCAAAACGTATAGAGCCATTTTCGTCCCGTAAAATTGTATAGATTGTGTTCTTATGAGTCTCTTCAACAAAGAATTTCTTAAAATCTTCAACGCAACTATTTTCACCAGGCTTATAGTAAATAGTAATTTCGTAGTTAACTTCTTCTTGTTTTACTTTTCTTCCATGAGCACGAGATACGAATATTAATATATTTTTATACGAATAAAGCATATTAGATACTCTTTCGTTTTCTGCGTAATAATCATTAAACTCATATATTGTAGAAGCCGGAGCTGATGACGGTATAGAGTTATACTCGTAAATTAATTCGCCATTCTTTTCTAAGAATGTAATAATATCTCCTGTAAGTCTATGACCTAAATCTAATACGCAAGGACATACGCCATGCACTTTATTAAAATAAAGACCGACAGGGAAATGAGCAACGGATTGAGAGACGTCATAAAATGTAATATCTTTACCTAAAATGTGTGGTTTAATTTTACGAGCTTTATTTGACTTGGACATACTGTACATATTTTAAGCTAGAAAGCGTTGTACCGCCACCATAACTTATAGATGACTGCAATGACTGTTTGATACTATTCAAACGCTCTTCAAGTGTAGAGCTTTGAGAGATTTGCAGTAATGTACCTTCAATGTTTTTATTTTTACCTTTTGCCTGATAACTAGCAGAACCGTAGTATACTTTCTTACCGTCAACAACGGGTGCTGGAGAATCTGTACACGATGCAAATAAAGAACCTGCCATAACCATTGTAGCACCAGCTACAATTGCTTTAGCTATGTCACCGTAATGTTTAATACCTCCATCAGCGATTATAGGTACACTAGCTGCCTGTGTACATTCAAGTACAGCACTAAACATAGGCATATGAAAACCGGTTTCAAGCCTTGTTGTACAAGCAGCTCCAGGACCGATACCAACTTTAATAGCATTAGCACCCCAGAGTTCTAAATCTTTAATAGCTTTACCAGTTGTAACATTACCTGCAATAATAAAAGTACCAGGAAAAAGTTTCTCTATTTCAGCTATTCTATTTTGAACTTTAAAATGATGTCCATGCGCTACATCAATGGTAATATAATCAATACTAAGACCTTCTGATGCCATTACTTTAAGTTCATCGAGACTATCTTCGTTAACACCGGTTGATATACTAATAGTCTTCCAACGCTCTTTATTTGCTTTACGTACAAATGGTATAGTAACGTCTCTAAATCTATGCATTACATAAAAATAATCATTATTAGATAGCCAATTAGCCCATTCAGAGCTAATAACCGTTTCCATATTAGCAGGTATAATAGGAAGTTTAAAAACTCTATTACCGAACGTTACCTCTGTAGAAGCTAATGTACGGGATTCTAAATCAGAGTATCTAGGTATTAAATGAATATTATCGTAATTTAGAGCCATAATATTATACACCTCTTTCACGTACGTTTTCAATTTCAAACATACCTTCATGCCCTTGACCACAATCTCTTAGAGTACCTCTATATTTGGTATTATCCCAAATCCAAAAAACAACGTCTCCGTTTTCATATCCCTCACTATTTACTTTACTGTTACCGTAATCTTCAAAATCAGCGTAAAATCCTGAATTTTCCTTAGTTATATATTTTGTTATATCTGGCATATTTATTTTTTCTTAAAATGTTTTGAAAATTGTTTTACTGTTGACAAACACCATTCAGAGTATTTACAAACATCACAAACTCTATCGCTATCTAGAAATATCTGTGGCGCTAAACATGACCCGTTCTTTGTATTATCTATAATATAATCTTTTAGATTAGAATAAAAACGTCTTTCTTTTGGTATCCACTTTACAGATATCTGTTCTACTTCTTCGATAGAAAGTTTAGCAGGACGCTTTGGCTTTTTAAGTAACTTTAATCTCGCTAGAGCCTGTTTATCTATACTAAATGGTTTCATACCCTGAGGTCGCATCTGCTTTTGTACTTCCTCTGGTGATACACGCTGACGTAAAAGTTTTTTAGCTTTATTACATACATAATGTTCCGAAAAACTTTCCAGAGTACCAAACTTTTTAATACTTTTAGCCATACCGAGTTTAGATACTTGCTGTTCGACGCCACTGACAATACAAACCATTTTTTTACTTTTTAGTTCTGTATCGACTTTTTTAACTTTTTTAACTTTTTTCATGTACTTTTAAGTTCTGTGTGCCAAATATATTAAAGATAAAAAAATAATATTTCAAGCTGGAATTTTTTATTTTTGAATACATCATATAAACATGCCTTACATTAAAAAGGAAAATCGTAGTATACTTAAATCTGTAACTACAGCATTAGAAAACAACCCTCCTATTACAGCAGGAGATTTAAACTATATTATTACTACGGCTTGTTTATGCTTTCTTAAAAAGAATTTGATTATAAATTATCAATCATATAATGATGTCATTGGAGCTTTAGAGTCTAGCAAACTTGAAATGTACCGCCGTTCTATTGCTCCTTACGAAGATACAAAAATTACTGAAAACGGAGATGTTTATGTTTAGCCCAAGAGATCACGCGTTAAAGTTACCTGAAGATGAAAAATTAACTTTAACAGAGTCTGTACATTTTTATATTAAAAATAAACTCGGTATATACAGTTACCATGAACTTATACCGTTTCGCTATTGGATGTACTATGTAGAGAAGATTCGCCCTATATGGGATCCAAGTCATACTCGTATTCGTAAAGCTATACCTCGCAAGTGGATGGATCTTTCCTCGCTTATTGAAACTGTAAATTTTGAATTCATTAAATCATTTTACGAAGAGGAGTATGTCGACGGTGTTGTAGATTGGGAAGGTTCAGGAGAAAGACATGTAGAGTTTGCACGCTGGCTTGAAGCAGCCTACCGGTATGTTACTGTTTTTCGACCAGATTTAGAAAAGCAAATGGACGATGCCTACCCCCCTTCACGCCCTATTGACGAATGTTTTGAAGAGTCAGAAGAAACTTATAAAGGTAAAAAAATGTTTAAGTTTATACCTTCCAATAATGATTATTCAGAAGTTAATCGGATTGAAAAACTTATTGAAGATACCGATACAAAACTTTTAACTGAGCTTATTCGATATAGAACGTTCTTTTGGAGTTAATTAACTCTCTTACCAGCATGTATATTCGTAGGCCAGTTTTGTGTAGAATCAACAGGGATTCGGTTATACTAAATAAAATACTACTGTACACTTACTGAGTCTATAATAGCATAATCAGTATTAGAAGGTAAAGTAGCAAAGAAGTATACAGGAATCACGGAGTCAGCAGTTGGTGTAAACGTCCAGGTAACAGGTATATATGTTAATGCAGATGTATTATTAACATAGGCTCTAGTTTCTTGTATATTAACAGCTATATCATTTGCACACATTAGCCCAGCTGATAGACCCTGTACTTGAGTTTTTGTAGAATATATATAAGCTGTAACTTTAATAGGTACATTAGCTCTTGCCGCGACAGTGGCAACTTTATACCGAATTGGAAATATTAAAGGGTATTGAGTAAAGACAGGGGTTGTTATCTCCCATGCTAGTCCTTGAGATTGATTTCTAATAGCTCTTTCTGAAAGTACAGTCCATCTATTACCAAAGGTACGAATATCATTAATATCCCCGTTATAGCCATGTATATTAAAAGAACCATAAGTACCAAAGGTTTGGCTATTATTAGTGTAATTTACTAAAGTTTGAGCGGAATTTGAGGATAGGTTATAAATTGTTGTAGTTGTAGGAGGTTCATTAAGTCCATTTGTATAATAAAATTTATTACTGTTAATACAAGTTACATTTTTTATTGTACTTTCACCACCACCATCTGTTTCATTTATACAATGATTATTAGGTGTATTACCACAATAATGAAACCTTATATTCTCAAGGGTTCGACTTCCGTTGTTTTGTAACAGTAAATTAGAAAAAACTGTAGAAGTTGATTGATGCCCATCAAAATATATATTAACTGCGGATATCTGAAAACTCCGAGCAGTATTAAAAGTAGCACTCGATATCCTACAATTTGAGAATATAACAGATGAGGACGGGAAAGTACCCATTCCATTATTGGCACAGAAATAACCATCACAATTATTTACAAAACCACCTATACCTACACTTATACCACTATAGAATCTTGATACAATGAAGTCTTCAATATTCATATTACCACCAAAGTTTAACATTTGACCATTATAATCTAAACCATCAAAAAACGTTTTAAATACCTTTGTGGACATGTTGTTTCTATCCCATCCACCGCTATGGGTAATACGTATATTAGGATTAAAGTCTGGATATGTATTACTATTAGGTGTTAAAGTAGAGGGACCAATAGTGCCGACAAACCTCTGATCACCACCACTATTAGAGCCAGGAGTTCTTATAGGGTTTACGTAATATGTTGGTACATTTTCTGTTGTAAATGGATATACATTAGATCCCAAAAGACCGAAATTAGACTGACCTAATGAATAATTCTCCATGGTTGCAACCGAACCACTAAGTGTTCTTATTGCCCACCAATGATCATAAGGATTACTATCATATTTTCCTAGATAATGTTGAAGATTTGGTCCTGAAGATAGACATGCAACAAAATGATCAAAACGTATTGTAACTGTACCAGGATCTGAAACTGCAAAAATAGAAATAGAATTTACATTACTTGGTAAAGGTGGTATAGAGGATAGAGCAAAGGGTATGGCTGTTTGTGAATTATTAACGATAATATTAGGTACATCAAACGAAGCAACAGGAACAGCACCAACACTATCTGAACAGAGATCAACCCTAAAAGCACTTGCAGCAAGTACAGTAGATCCCATACTATGCCAAAACGATAAGACATTATAATTAGAGAGATTAAGAGTAGAAGGTAATGTTTTGTACGCAACAATACCTGTTGTAAAGGCAGCTGCAATATCAAGTTGAACAAACCCAGTATAATCCTTACCACCAGCAGTATGAGTTCTAGTTACATTAGTAGCAGCTACCCATCCACTATCACAACTATCAATAACTTGTGCTACTGTTGAATTAAAGGTAATAGCTGATGAGCCTTGAGTCCAAGTAGCGTTGTTTATTAATACAGGGGATTCACAGGCTTTAAATCGTATAGTGTCTCCGTTCTGTACTGGTCTAGCATTAGTTTGTACGTTTGTATTTCTTGACCATCTGCCTCCTATAAAATATGTTAGTCCAGTACCAGAACTAGGTAAGCCTACACCGCCTGGTATTGCTGATAGAGTGAGAGTTGTAGTAGTAGGAGCTGCTGTAATTAAATAAAAACCTCTAGTATTAATATTAATATATCTATTAATGAGAGCTGAGGTAAAGCTTGCACCAGCACTTGAGAATAAACTTGTACCATTTGTTACACCATTTGTACCTGAAGCAGTTACAGCAAAACTGTCACCAGACCAGTTGTCATTACCACTTTCATAATCCATGTACCAGTTATTAGGCATATTATTCTAATGTTTTATTTTGCTGAATTGTATCAGTTAAGAAACTTTCTATTTCTTGTTTAGATGGATTATAAGGGAAATCAAAAACAAAACACTCTCCATCTTCTGTCTCTACTGAGACATTATAACACGTTTCCGATCTTTTGTTTATATGATTGATTTTCATCTATTTGTTGTATTATATACCTGACCTTTTGAAATGAAGTCTAGTTTATTTGTAAATGTAGTCGATTTAGTTGTACCCTCATTAAAAGGTACACCCTTACTAATAAAATTAAGATTAAACAATGTTTTCATCCAAAATGGAAAATTTATGAGTCTAAATTTCTTCATATCTGTTATCTAATGTAAACAGCTTCCATTATCAAGTCTAATAGGTATGCATTATTGGAAACTGATGCTGTAAAGGTTTGATTTGATGATACAATATTATTAGTAGTAAGGTATACTGTTGAGAGGGAGTTACTAATTGTTCTTTGATTAAATTCAGGTATTACAACATTGTTAATTTTTAAAGTTAAATTACCTGTACCAGATAATGAATAGAAATGTATAGCACTTAACGTATATAGATAAGACGATCTTGCGTCTAAAATATAATCCTTATTATCTGGTAACTCAATCTGTATAGTAGCAGCTTCTGTCTTTAAGCTATTCCAGCTATTAGAAGAAAGATTTAATGCTGTAGTAGAAGCATATGCAGAATTCCAATTACCTGTTAAACTGTTAATAGTGGTATTAAGAACTAATTGACTAGTAAGAGTTCTAGTTAGAGTTAAAGGTGTTAGTAAAGCAGAAGTAGATTGAAGTAAAGTATTAGTTACAAAAGAACCAGAAGCATTTTGATATATAGTAGTTGGTAATAGAGTAGCGGTTGTAGCTGCTACAGATGTTCTATAGTTATTAAAATCAGTTTGAGATGCAGCACCTAATTGTTGGGTAGTTGGAAGAGGGTGGACGTGATCGTAAAAAGCAAATCTCGATATTTCATTTACAGATGATCCGCCTACATGTCCAATATCTGATAAAGAACTTGGGGATAAGCTTGCCTGTCTAAGCTTAACACCATTGGACCAATTAACAGGTTCAGTGCTTGCTAGAATAAACGGCCAAACTGTATAACTAGTATACTGGGAAAGAACGGGAGTATTGTCTCCGGTATTGTTTTGTGTTATAACCCATCTTTCACCCCCAAATGTTTTGTACCAAATATAAGCATCGCTAGCACCATTATACCAAACGGGAAACCCATTTATAAACAATTGTTGAGGTGGATCTCCTCCGTCATTAGCGTACCCGTAATTACCGTTGAGACTATTATTAGTAAAACCATAGACTGTGATAGCGGTAGTATTGAGAAAATCCGGCGTTAAAGAGTCACTACCGTTAGAGCCGTGAGATGACGCGTGGGATGTAGGGTATCTATTATCAGATAAACGACTATCGGTATCAAGAACTAACTGACCTGTAAGCGTTCTTGTTAGAGTTAAAGGTGTTAGTAATGCAGAAGTACCTTGTAATAATGTATTAGTAGCAAAAGAGCCAGAAGTATTTTGATAAGCAGTAGTTGGTAATAAAGTAGCTGTAGATGCTGCTACTGATGTTTTGTAGTTATTAAAATCTGTAAGAGGGGTTAATAACGCTGAAGTACTCTGAAGGAGGGTATTAGTTGCGAATGTACCTGAAACTCCTTGATAAGCTGTAGAAATATCATAAGCCTTATTCCAATTATTTGAATTACCGTTAGCACTCCAAATTGTATTATTAGCACTAATTTGACCGTTAACTGTTAAATCAACATTAGGTGTACTGGTTTTAACACCAACGTTAGGATGAGAACCATTGTTGCCACCGACATGGAATACTTCAATACCTTGATCTAAATCGTAGAATGAAGCAATATCTCCATCTCCATTATTACCTACATATAAAGCGGGGCCTGAGCCAATATGAACAACACTTAAAGAACTAGTAACAGAGAATACAGTATTAGCAAATGTAGTTGTACCTGTAGCTGTTAAGTCACCGAAGACAGTTAAATTATTATTAATTCTTGTAGCACCTGAAATTATACCACCGGTAAGATTAAAGAAGTTACTATTAACAAAATTATTTGTAGCATAAGAATCTAAATTATTAGTAAATGCAGTAGGTTGTATTGACCCGTCAGGAAAATGAAGTAACCCGTCATTACCAAAAGTCCAAACGTATCCACCTGTTAATGCTGTAGAGTCAGTACCGATGCTAAAACCACCACCAACAGGGTTCCCGTAATTAGTATCTGATGCCCATGCAAATACATTTCCGTCATTACTAGCAATTTCTGCATAAGATCCTGGCTTTCCCACGATAGTAAATCCACCATCTTGTAATGTATCTCCTATAGTACCAGTAGGGAAATATAAATTATTATCAGTACTTAAAACTACTTGAACTGTTCCGTTGTTGAGTCTATCTTTAACAGACCAGATACCAGAATTAGAAACAGTTGTAGTGTAAGCACTATTCCAATTACCTGATGAAAGATTTAAAGCTGTAGTAGAGGCATACGCACTATTCCAATTACCTGTTAAACTATTAATAGCTGTACTAAGAACTAACTGACTTGTAAGGGTTCTTGTAAGAGTTAAAGGTGTTAGTAAAGCAGAAGTACTTTGAAGTAAAGTATTAGTTACAAAAGAACCAGAAGCATTTTGATAAACAGTAGTTGGTAGTAGAGTAGCAGAAGAAGAACTATAATCTGTACGAGTTAATAAAGTTGCTGAAAGATTATTAAGATCTGTTGTCTTGACTAACTGACTTGTAAGTGTACTTGTAGTTGTTAAAGGGATTAAAAGAGCAGAGGTACTTTGTAGTAATGTATTAGTTGCATAGCTACCACTTACACTTTGATATGCCAATGCTGTATTATACGCCGTATCCCAGTTAGCACTGTTAGATCTTACAAGTGTATTAATATTAGCTTGCCCGGGCAGGGAGGCGCCAATAAGATTACTACCATCTCCATAAAAAACACCTGATAATGAAATTGCTGAAACCGTCCTAAAAGTAGCGTTTGCAGAATTACTTACTACCCAATTATAGGAATTATTCCAGTTACCGCTAACACTTAAAAAATTAAGATTAACAGAACTAAGATACGCAGCACTGTTACTTACAAGATTACTATAAGAATTATTCCAGTTACCGCTTAATAAGTTTATAAGAGAATTAATTACAATTACATTACCTGAAAGAGTTAGTAATTCTGCTGATACATTGCTACCTGATAAAAAACGCCAGAGATCGGTTTGAGCAGAAAGAGATCCTACAATTAAACCCCAACGAGAAGCACCATTAACATTAACAACACTTAGTGAATAAACGTCCGTATTAGTATTAACCGATAGATTAATACTCTCCGTTGTTGTATTGATTATGATATTATCACTCATTACTGTGTAACATCAGCTACAATTTCCCAAGTTCCACGCATATACGTTTTATTATACCCGCTAGCTAATGTTACCTGTAAATCATATACATATTTACCAAAAGGTATATCAATAATAGTTTCAGGTATTGAGATAGTACCGCTTAATGCATTGGTAATAGTAATTTTACTGTTCGTTGTTGAAAGCTCTAAAACAACTGGGGAATCAATATCTTCGCGAAACTCCATCTTAATTGTTGCACCTGTTAAGTTTAACGGAATACCGTTTTTCTGTAAAATAACAGAGGTTATACCATCCCAGGTATCACCACGTAAATGCGAAGGAATTGTATACTGTAGCATACAATTATTTAATCAAAATACTGTAAAACGTATTTTGGGTTACAATGCTTCAATAGCATTCATCGAACCAACAATAGTCGATACCCTAGATCCAGCTGCTTGGATTTATATGGTGCAAACGATCAAGAATTTTATTAGCGGTCTTTTTAAGCCAAAGCAAGAAGTTCTTGTGATACCTGATCAGCCTCGTTATATTTCTAAGCGCCATATTCCCGGCGTCCCCCACCTTATTAAGAAGGACTAATTAGATCGCTTCAATAATATTCATTGAAGCAACAACCTGTGCATCATTTGCCGCAGGTGATAATTGTCTAACCATTAGTACTACTTTATCAGCATCTGAATAATCAACGTTACTACCTAAGTTTAGGAAGTTTAAAGATGTTCTAGTATCTACAGTTCCAACAGATGCTACATAACCAGCCATGAGCTCAATACCTTGAGATGCTGCTCCTGATGATAAATTTACACCATTTGTAGAATGATCTGCTACTGTATATTCCCAGTGTCTAGAGCACTTACCAACATTAATAGGTGTTGGTATAGAACCTGACAGAACAGGATTTAATAACAATCTCCAGAAAAGAGCTCCGCCGTTATTTGAACCACCAATATTTCTAATATCAACAATATTAATACTTTGAATTTGTAAATCTCCTCTTTGATATGGTTCGCCTGCTCTTAGCCCAACACCGAGTAGAGGATATTCATTAAGATTGCCACCAGCTGGTGTATTATAATCTAATAAAAGGTAGTTATTATTATGTGCTGTAGCAAAACAAGGATTTAGTACAGCTTCAGCTTCAATATTTAAAGCTGTACCAAATAGAGATAATGATGGTTGGAGGTTAACATTTTGGGTATTATATATTTCCTTTCTAATTGGCATAGATGGAGCACTTGTAAAGGGCCCACCAAATTGACCATCGAATCTAAATGTATGGAGTAGTATTTCACCATTGTCTGTTATCTTACCAAATCTTACTCTATTTGTTCTGCCACCAAATATATCAAAGAAATAAGTATGGGTTCCATGGTAGGCATTTTGAATAATAGAGCCGGTTGCAACACCTGAGCTATACGTTCCAGGGTTAAATGCATATGTTAAATCTATGGTGCTGTTTACTGTATTATATGACTTTACTACAGCGCATCCGTTAAATGTAATCGGCAATAATCCTTGAACAGTTACCTTCGATCCAATCTGAAAAGCACTAGCAGAGGCAGCTGTTGTGGTTCTATATCTAACATTAAAAGCAGATAAAGCATTTTGAACTGCTACTGCTGTTACTGTTGGAGTTAAGGTATTGGCTGTATAAGCAGAAAGAGCTGGTAGATTCCAATTTTCACCCGATGGACCTGTCCCATCTAACTTATCTCCATTGAATTCACTACGAGGAACTCTTGTTTCATTTAATGTACCATCAGGCAATCTTCTACGGACTACAGCATTCATATCACTGCCTGATAATTCAAAAAACATTCCATTGAATCCGGTATTCCAACCACATCTCTTTACAACACCTACATCATTACCATCCCAACTCCACGTACCAAACCATTGTAATCCGACACCAGGTCTAACAGGGAATCTTCTACGAGTCATTCTAATGCCGCTTCCGTTTGAAGCTGAACCAGATGTCATTAGTGTTGCTGCATAATTCTGTACAAAAATACTCTGACCTGTACCTGTAAATGCTTCTTGGAATCTTAAATCACCATCTTTATCAACTGATGATGTATACCACCACTGTTCACCAACTGCTGCTGTTCTAAGTCTTCCAGATTGATCTAATTGATACCCATCGGCATAAGATACTTGCTGAATACCGCTAGGTGTTGTTGATAAAGAATTAGTAATAGTAACTGTCCCGGAAATTGGAAGTGTATTACTTGTTGAAGCAATATTAACAGATGATGCGGGATTGAGTATAGTAACAGCAGTAACTGGGTTAGCAACTGCTATGGCACTATTAGCTATAAAAACATTTAATGCACTATTAGCAGCATTTATTGTAGCAAAATTTACTCCGCTTTTATCCCCGATTGTAATGTCATCTATAGTAGATTCTAAATCTTGGGCTTGTACCACTAAGGCATTATATCCCCCGGCTGGTATTATGTTTGCTTGACGAGCATGATCTAAAGGGTCTGTAAGATGTATAGGTCCAATTTGTAACTCATTGGCGGTCAAGGAAACAGTAAGATCGGAAAGATTAGTTATATAATTGGCTCGGGCAAACATGGGCCTATTTTGATTATTATCAATAGGTATCCAAGAATAAGTCTCAGCCATACCGAGGTTGTATGTTGGTGTTCCATTACCTCCGGTTAAAATTGGTGTCAAAATTGCCATATTGTATATAATGTTATTTAAGTCAAAAAGAATAAATATTAAACAATGACGAAGCATAAAGTCGATCATAACATTGAAAAATGGACCGCTTTATGTAAAGATTCAGCTACAGCTGATAAAATTTTAAAAGATTTTGTTACTAAACTTTCAGAGAAAAAATTGATTGTTTCAGCTAAAAAAGAATTAGTTAGTGAAAAAAAGCTTGCTAATAACTTAATACCTTATAAATTTACAGTCATTACAGCAGAAAAAAATGAAAAGTAAAGAGGCTTTAAGGGGTTGTTTCCCTAAGGACATTACGGGTCTCTTTGTCGTTAATCCATCTGGGTACAAATACGTACCTGAAGATAAAATAGGGGAGAGCATTAAACTCGTAAGCATATCACAGGGTAAACCTAAGATAGAGCTTAAGCATGTAGGTAAATAATGAACCCTAAATGTTAGACTTATTCCAGGAATACCCGCATTTTGTACTACAGTATTTTTGTTTAATTTTTGAAACTGGTATTTCAAACTCTTTATTGCAAGCTAAGCATACCTTTGTAATTCTTCTACGACGAATTATACCTGCGCATTCTTTACTACAGCATTTGTATTTGTTATGACACGGTGTTACTACAAATTTTTTATTACAAACTTGACAAGTTTTAGTTATTTTTTCACCTAACATACCTTCAACCCAACTACTTCCCTCAGGTTTTTCCTTGCATGAACGCTGTTCGCTTCCGTCGTTGTACCAGCGCCAACCTAATGTTGTCGGTTTTTGATTTATTCTACCAAATGACCAACCTTCTCCAGGGTGTTTGATTTGTAATGTGTTTTTAATACCGTTATTGTACCATCTACTATTTTTATTTCTTGTTGAAGTACATCTACCTATACGCTGTCTCACTATTGTTGTGTGTGTTTTACCGTACATAGCGTTTAAATGCCCGGGTCTAGAAGCTCCTTCACCACCATCGGTTCGATTTAATAGAATACCAGTATTAAGTTCCTTTCTACCATACCATTTGATGTACCTTCTTTCTAACGCAAAAGCACCCAATTCTGTTAAATTAGATTCCATAATAACAATTAATTGTTTGTTATTTGGAGTTTTAACGTTGTTATGTTTTATCCAAGCTCTCTTACTGCAGCCTTTACCGACATAATAAGGTGTAAAATCTTTTTTTCTCAGATAGGCGTAAATATAATAGCCTTTTGGTATAGTTATATTATAAGTATTATAAGCTGACATATCTCATGTATTGTTAGTGCTGGTGGATGTTGCAACCATCGCGATCAGCATTATTATTTATGCTATGGATATATTAAAAACAGGTACTAAAGCGTTCGTGGACGCTGACGGAGTCCTAGCAAATTTATTTGATTTTATCGGTCAGCGTATTTATGGTAAGGATTATAAAGACGTAACCACCGAAGAAAAACTTCAAGCTAGATCTATCTGGACTAATAAGCAGGACTTTTACAATCAGCTTGGTGGTTCATATGACGTCTTTGCTAATTTAGAACCCTACCCAACTAACGATACTCTAATTAAAAAGGTAATCGAAAAGTTTGGTCATTTTTATATTTGTTCACATCCTTCACCTATTGATACGAAGGATTGTATAGCAGGTAAAGAGGATTGGATAGCTAAACACATTATACCAAAATACGGTAAATATTTTAAAGGAGCTCATTTCCCCAAAGATAAATCTGTACATGCTGTTAACTCAGATGGTACATCTAATGTACTCATTGATGATTTTCAACCCTACGTAGATGCTTGGAACAATAAAGGCGGTACAGCAATTAAACTACAGGCTAGTCTTTTTAATTCAAATCAAGAAATAGAAAAATACCTTGAACAAGAATTTAATAAAATTAACACGAACGAATCAATGTTTAATACATTTTACAAAAAGGTGTTGCCTATAATCTAAATGTATATATTATATAGAAATGGGATTATTCGATACTATATTTTGCGAGAAAAAGCTACCTCTTACTAAAGAGGTTAAGTTAGCTTTTCCTGAAACTGATTGGTCTAAAGTTGACTTCCAAACTAAAGATTTGGATAATACGATGACTACTTACTCTATTACTAAAAATGGAACACTTAGTATTTTAAAAGTTGAGGGAGAATCAGTTCGTGTAATTTCAGAAGAAGAAGAAAAGAAGATACGTAAACAAAAGAAGTTTTGCTGGCCTTACGAATTCGTAGAAAAGAGTCGAAAGTATGAAAAGTATGTTTATACAGGTCTTGTTAACTTTTATTACTATAGAGAAGATAAAGATGATAATACCTGGGACGTAGAATTTACGGCTACTTTTGTAAATGGTAAGCTTCAGAAGCTTGTTCTTGATAGTGCAAAGATTATTCGTACTGCTGAAGAGAATGCAGCTGATGAGAAGCATTGGAAAGATAAACAAGAAGCTTACGAGAAACATCCTTGGACTAGGACTAAGAAAATTCTGAATAAGGTTACTTTCAGATACTGGACTACTCTATGGAACAATGTATCAAAGATTCTTTATAGTCTTCAACAAAAGATTCAAAAGCTTCAGATGTGGATCATTCGTAATCTTGCCTAATGAAGCAACCACCTGTTGATGTAAAGTTACATCAGGTAGCGAGTAATATATTCCACGCTGTTATTGAGGATCAATATGATCTTACAATGACTTTTTGTAGAGCTCAGGAATTTTACGAATCACCTTATAAATCAATTCGTGGTAAAAAATTTACTATAAATGAGTTTATGCGCATTTATGTAAAAGATAGAAATGAAATTGTATTTACCTACCCAGAAGACTGGGCAGGTTTTAATGTCCCGGGTAAAACTCTTACTGCTCTCTTCTCTCAAGGTATAGAAGATACTAATACATATGATCATTTAATGAAAGATATGTATAACCAAGCTAAAAAAATAACAGGTAGTGATAATTTTTATTTAATTGGTACAAATGGTAACGAGAAAGATACATTTGAACATGAGATGTGTCATGCCTTTTATAGCTTAAATAAAACATACAAAAGTAAAGTTAATAGTATTTTAAAAGGTTTAAGAGTATCTGTAAAGAATAAAGTATATAAACATCTCATTGAGCTTGGGTACTGCAAGAAGTTACTTCTCGATGAACTTAATGCTTATCTAACTATAGATACTAAACAAATTTTAGACTTGAAATTTAATAAATCTGAGATAAAATCTATAAAACAAACTTCGAAAGCTCTTAAGGAGATCTTTCTATCGTTCTTTAATAAATAATCTTGGGGGCGTACAGGTTTCGACTCATAATCGGGGTTTGTATTGCATGCAGTGGTTGATCACCTGGCCACTATAAAAGGTAATCAAAACATAAACGCAAAAGCAATAGCTAATGCAGTTAAGTCGGTCAAGTCATTCGTGACAAATATGGCAGAGTCTCTCTTCGCTAGCGAAGACGAGCTTTGTCTTATGGCCGCCTAAAACGCCAAAAGTAGATCCTATTAAAACTTTTGGAAAAATAATAGGTTTAGAAGATCTTGTGATTCTTAGAAAATTGAGTGCAAGCGGTGGTATGTGGTCGTTAATCACGCATACAGGTAGGACTATAAACATAGATAGGTCGGCGACACCTCGTTACCTGGAGTCAACGAAAGTACGAAGTCGTTCTAAGCATGTAGACATACAAATAAAACATTATGAACACAGGGGTTCGACTCCCCTCGCCTCCACCATTTTTATTATAAGTATATGTATGGCGTCCACACGTTTGATACATGCAAGAGATATAGCACAAGGTAAAATACCTAGCGACGGTCCGCAAAGATCCCCGAAATGGGCAGCTGTTCGTAGTGAGCATCTCAAAAAAAATCCAAAATGTGCAGTATGTGAAGGTACAAAACAATTAAATGTACATCATATCAAACCGTTTCATCTCCACCCAGAACTTGAATTAGAGACTTCTAATCTTATTACATTATGTGAAAGTGCTAGTTACGGTATTATTTGTCACATACTTATTGGTCACTTAGGAGATTATAAAAACATTAATCCGAAGAGTGTTAAAGATGCTAAAATTTGGAACGCTAAATTAAAAGAAAAAAATACTTGACTGATATCTTCAGAACAGAAGAAGAAGCCTAAGCAGAATTAGAAAAACACGTTTCCTTGTTGGCTAAAAAGAAGAGAATAGTAAGTGCAAAAAAAGAATTGCAACCCAATAAAACCTTTCGAAATAAACTCTTTTACAAGTTTAGTATTATAACTGCGTAGATTGCTATCAAACCAGCTAATAGCGACACAAGCAAGGTTAGGTTTTGGAGCCAGACATGGGTTGCGTCAAAGAAACTAATAATAAGAGAAACCAACGAAATAATTGCGCTTGTTGGGCCTACGTCAGATTGGGAAATGTTATCGCTCATGTAAAATTATTAAAATGGGTATGCCTTTGCTGCTCCGCCATTATATAATGATTGGATTTCTGCAACCGATAATGCTCTATTCCAAATGCCGAATTCATCTATTCCAGAATGAAGGCAATCGAAGCCACCGCCAAATGTAGAGTAATCAAAGTTTATATTCAGAGGCAGGGCCTGCGCGTCAACTGATCCTAAAATCTGAGCAATGTTTGAGCCGTCACCATTACCATTATCAGAAGATGCATTAACATAAAAAACCGCTTGGCTTCCATCACAAACAAGACTAATCATCCTCCAAGTGTTGTCTGCAAAAGTTACATATCCGGGCAAAGAACATAAAACTCCATTATAAGAGTAATCATCAACTTGGTATAATAGATTGTCAGATACAACCGCAATTAATTGATTTCCTGTAAATCCCATTGTGAATGATGCAGGAGAAGCTAATGCTCTGACCGCTTTTGTAATAAGTGCAGTCCCAAGATTTACATCAGTTACATCAAACTTTGCCCAAAAGTTTATGGTAAAAGTTGTACCAAGTGCTTGAATATTGGCTTCTGCATTTTGATTATTTAGAGTTGAATACAAACAATTAGAAACACGCTTTGGCGGCCCTCCTCCTTGATGAATTATTCCTGCGTGAGTCGAGTTTCCTAAAATCCCTTGGTTGATTCCCCAATTTGAAACATCACCATTACCACCCATACCCATTGGAGCGGTGATAACGAAATCTCCCTCTATTGATGGGTCATAGTATATAGATGAGCCAAGGGGGGTTGTCGGGCCAATGAATTGTGCAACGTCAGACCCATTTGCGCCATACAGCCTCTTTTTAAGGTAAACATTTCCTGCTTGCGGAGTGTACCACGCAGATCCGGACGTTATGGTTATTGTATCATTAAAGTTCCAGTAATGAATTAGCCCATTAAGTAATGGAGAAGGGCCAGCGCTGTTATAAACAGCGGCTAAAGATGTATTTCTAAGACCTAGTTTAGGCATGACTGCTTATATATTGTAGGCAATACAAGTACCAGAAGCAATATCAATAGCAGTAAAGGTACCGTAAATTATAGTGCCTGCTTTAAAGGATGTACTGCCAACACTAGGTCCTGTCCAATTGCAAGATAGTGCATCAAACACGGTATCAGCTATAAACTGTATAGCATACCATTGACCGGTAGAAAGTACAGAATTTCCAGTAAAATAGGAAGCACCGTTCTGACCGGTTTCAGCTGCATAGTTTACGTCATACGTTGCTTTAGCAAAAAGCGGTCTGTTAGCACCGTCAATAGGTATCCACGAAAAAGTTTCAGCCATTCCGGGGTTATAATAGGGAGATTCTCCGTTAGGTGTAGCAGTAAGAAGTGGGATAAGCGACATATATTTCTTATATTTATTCTTGAAACTATTAAAAAAGCTAGTATAAATAATATTGCTCTGGTGCCCAACCGGACTGAAGCAAAACATATCAAACTCGCTTAACAAAGGAGAACAAATATGACAACAACAATACAACCATACACAATTGGCAGGGTTATTCCTGCTACAGGTTCAGGAATTAATCAGCTTCCTGCCCTGTTTAACGACAGCTGGTTTAGTGAAGTGTTTAAGGACCTTGACAAAGCATTTGACGTTCCAAATGCAGTTTATCCTTATAACATCGTAGCAGAGACCGATCCAGAAGGTACTCCATATGTTTATCATATTGAAGTAGCTCTAGCTGGAGCCGGTAAAGATAACATTAATGTAAGCGTTAAAGAAAATAAGCTTATTATTAATGTGAGTAAAGAAGAGGCAGAGCTTGATGAGCATACTGTCTATCTCCGTAAAGGAATCAGTAAGAGAAAGGGACAATTGTCGTTTACTCTTAATGAGAACACGGACGTTAAGAACATATCATCAACATACACGGACGGGTTACTGCGAGTACGCGTCCCTGTAAGAAAACCGGAGGTCGTAAATATCGACGTTAAGGTTAACTAAGTTTTAATTCAGCTTCGGTTTGGGCACCAGGAGCACCTAATAATTTCTTATACAACCAGCTTCATGCTGAACATCCGTTTCTAACTGATCACTATATATTAGTAATCTTTCATTACTTGCGTAGTAATTAATACTGTCTTGTATAGTATAAAGTTTTGTACCGAGCTGAATATCCATTGGGTATATATATTTGAGTAATTTACTCGCTCCAGTTGGAGATACAATATAACCGTGAGGGCCACATATTTGTCCCTTTGGAATAAAAACATTATCTAATTGTTTATCTTTAGTAAACGGAGTCTCGTAGTACCCTAAATAACAAAAGTCAAATGTTTCTGGTAAATCCTTTAATACGTTAGCTAATAAAATATCAAAATCATCATTCACAACAACATCGTCATCCATTACAAATATTGTTTTGTTATTTTCAACAGCGTGTTCGAAAATTTTAGCATGAGTTAAGTAATACCCCAGACCACCTGGTGTTAGGCTCAGCCCTCTCGCGTTCGGTACACCTGACATTATATCATCACAACCACGTTTGGTTAAAACATCCCGAGGTAGTATTGACGGGTGTATATCTCTACCATCTAATGCCTCCCATCTTTGTATATAGTTAGTTAAAACGTTACTTTTCTTAATTTCGTTATTAATAAAAGCAAATCTATCAGTTCTTCTTGTCAAATTTACATAATAAAATTCATCAATTTTTGTTGTAATAGGTACAATATCTACGTTTTTTTCCTCTAATCCGTCAATACTATCTACAACGAACTTAACATTTTTTTTAGTCGAATTTAAATAACCTCTACTATGAGAATTAGGCCATAAGACAAACTTTTCCGGTTTTTTATCTGTCGTAACTTTAACACGTTTATAAGTTCGTAGCCCCTGAAATAATTCAAATCCGTTTTCAAAATTAATATCATCTCTTAATAACACGTTGTTATTTCTGTCTTCTATAGAAAAGAACCAAAAATTTATATCTTCTATATCTGTTCTATCAATTTCATTAAAATCCCATTCAGCGATTAAATCGTATGTTTTTTTGCAATAATTTTTCTTAACAGCAAATAAGTTTAACTCTTCTCTCCAGTCACATTGATACAAATCAAACAATTCAGGAGACGCCATATAACAAATATCAAATATTTTTTCATCACTACCGATAACTCCTTTATTAATATACTCCTCAACCTTGCTATTAAAAAGAGTGCATAATTGACCAATAGCGTTTTTATGTAAAAAGAAAACTGTTCCTTTTATTAGTCTCATTTGTGAGAGTAAATGATCTTTAATGTTTGGTACGTGGTCGTTTATATTTTTGTTTATGCAGAAAAACTTTGTTTTGTTTTCTTTAATATCTAATTTATCTAGATCTGGCCATGACGCAATACCCTTTAAATCATCCTCACTTCGTATAAACCCTGCATCAACCCAACTAAAATATTCTGTATTAAAAGGATTGTCTCTTACCACATCTTTTAAAAAGTTAACCTTCTCAAACATGAGAACGTTATATAAAGGTTTAGACATTTCTGGTACATCTGAGTGTACTACTATATTTCTAAACTCATCTGAATACATTAACTGTTCAAGTTTTGTATTGAACAGTTTATACGAAGTTAAATCTTTTATAGATACTTCTTCGATAATAGTCTTGCTAGGATCTATATTTTTTCTTGCTTCTCGTATCGTTTCAACAAATTTACTTTCTGTTTTAATATAAAGATTGATATCGAGTGAAAGTAAATTTTTAAACCAATACATATATGTATTGTTATGCACGGTAAATGTATCCCAGTTTCCGCGCTCTATATCAAAAAAGAATGTACAAAAAGTTATTTTGTCCATAAAATAAAACTTATAACCAAGACCAAGGAAATTCCATACCCTTATGACTTATTTTACACTCTACAGATGGTTTTATAAAAAACTTATCATCCTCACTTAACATACTTGCTACCTTGTAGCCTCCATTAGCAAGCATTGTAGGTACAAATCCTTCAGAATAACCGTAATAGTTTTGTTTGTTTAACTCAATAAGATACTGCATTGCTTTATTAGAGTATCTAACAATTGGATAAAATGAACCTAAGTGATACTTCATAGGTAACTTATAAACGTCTCCAGGTCCCGGTGTACGATCTAACCAGTGACCACCTGACCCTGTCATTTTATTACTCTGCTTACTAATACGTGGAAATTCCGGATAATCTTCTTTTTTAAATACCTGTACTGCGATAAAATCATCATCAACCCTTTCATAATCTTTAAGAAAGTTTTTTAAATCTCCTTCAAAAGAAACATCATCATCAAAAAACCAATAATAGTCAAATGTCGGATTTTTAAGAAAAAATAAAAGCATTCTAAAATGCGCGAAAAAATAATTAGGGTTTTGATGTCCGCCCCAAGAATGGTTTTTATCTATTGGACGGTTAAAGCTATTAATTAAAAAATCCCCAGGCGTATAAGTAAAAATATTTCTATGATTAAAGCAATTTGTCGAAATAGTTTCGAAATCTAAATTAACTTTATTATCAAATACTAAATAAAAATTTTCTAAGTTTTGCTTTAAAAAACTATCAACAACATATTGAGTTGTAAATATTCTCTCGTAAGTACAAAGACAGATTGCTGTATTAGACATAAGGTTGAATTAATTTATCATACCACTCAGGTACGCGGTTATATTGATGTACTATATCAAACGGCTGACCGTCTCCCTTTACAATACCGTCTTCAAGATAGGGTATAGGTAGCCCATCATTTTGAAAATGATTTTTAAAATTCCAAGATTCAAAAAATGGTGTCGGTCCTGCTACAGCACAATGAACTGTCCAAAATTCTGTTAATGGTATTGTTTTAAGATTCTTAATGCGGTTATTAGCGTAAAGAACATGTAATGCCGCTTGATCTCGTATGTTATCATGATTGACCTGCCCGTGTTCGCTTAGTACATATATTTTATATAACAAATCTATAAATGCTTTTCTATTACCTGCCATTACACCTGAGCATAATACTCTATTGTTGAGACATTTGTCTAACTCTTCTGGAAAAATGAGTTGAATATTATTCATATTCCATGGTTCATTTCTTATAAGAAGCCCTTCCTCTCCAGCAAATAAATCATTATTATTAAAGTCTAATTTTAAAAAAGGATTACCTTGAAATACTACATCAAAAACATCCGTATAAACAATTTGCTCACAATCAATTAATTCTAGTAATTGATAAGCAGGTCTGAGACGTGTATGATTAATACCAACTGTTGTATTCATCGTAACAGGTATCGGTATAATACCAATATCCTTTACAATTTTAATTTCTTCATCTGTAGCATTTACCGCAATTAAAAACACATTAGGGTTATCGGTATGTCTTACAAAGCTTTTAGCCCATACCTTAACTTTGTCTATATTATGACCTACATTATTACATACCCCTAAAAGACATTGTTTCATTGTAAGTAATAATTATTTGTTAAAGTAAAAGCCGTCAAGGTAAAGTCTATCAAGCTCTGTTTCGTCAAACACCTTGAATGCATCTTTATATGTTGAAAGAATGGGTTTACCGTCAACATTAAAAGAAGTATTAACTAAAACACCGATACCTGTTTTTTCTTTAAAGAGTGTAAGTAAATTATATATAAACGGATTTTGTTCTTTAGTTATGGTTTGTACACGAGCTGTACCGTCAACGTGAGTTATAGCAGGTAATAAATCTTTGTATTCTTCTTTTACGTCAACACAAAAATTCATCCATCTACTCTCTTCATTCCAGTCAAAATACTCTGATACATCTTCCAGTCGTACAATAGGGGCGAACGGACGGTACCATTCCCTATGCTTAACTTTAGCATTTAAAATGTCCTTCATGTTTAATAGTAGTGCTGAGCATATAATAGATCTATTACCTAGAGCTCGCGGACCATGCTCTGACGTATTTTGTACTACTCCTAATATTTTACCTTCAATGAGATCATCTACAATCTGTTCATTCTGTATAACACTACCTTCACGCTCATGTACATATTCCATAAGCATATTTTTATCTAATACGTCCACACCCTTATATGTAACGTCTATAACGTGCTGCGGTTTAAAATGTTTAAGTAACAGACCAGTAGTAAGCCCGCAATCCGATGAATTAGGTGCAACAAAAACATCTTGATTATATCTCTTTTTTGCTTTTGTGTTTAGAGTAATATTTAAAGCACATCCACCTGTTATAATAACAGGCAAATTACTATACTGGGCAACAAACGGATCAACAACTTCAAAGAATAACTCTTCAAAAACTTCTTGAGCAGTTCGTGCAAAATTGTAAGAATTTTCTCCCTTTAATTTATTTGTCGCATCAAAATCAATACCAATACTATTTTTTAATTCTAAAAATGTTTCGACACTCAGCGCTGAGTATGGATGTACTGTGAAAAATTTTCTTAGAGGTTCTTTCCATTCATCAATAACTTTACCGTACGATTGTAACCCCAATACTTTACCGGCAGCTGTTAAGTTATGGTAATTTTTAATTTCATCACAATACAAACCAATATGGTGATATTGTTGACCGAGATTGTAATCCTTGTAATGTAAGTGCTGAAGTTCTTCTCCTCTTACTCCTTTGTAAATATTAAACCAGCCGTCATTCGAACCACCGTCAAACGAAACAATCAATGCTTCGTGGTAAGGAGACTGATAAAAGCTATTACAAGCATGTGCTGTATGATGTCCTTCGTCGATTATATATTCATTAGCAGGTATTGCATTTTTATAATGTTGCGGTACTTCAGAATAACCGTAACCAATAATAAATTTATCGTATTGTGTATAACCAAATCGATCTTTAAGATAGTTATAAACCTCTTTTAAAATATATTCTTTGCAACGTATTGGTTCAAAATGTTCGTAGCTCGCATTTTTTAAACCGATAAGTCTTTCAAACTCTACAATACAAGTTATATCATTTTTATGATAAACAGCTACTGATGCATTGTGCCAGCTATGAAGAGCTATCGAAGGTAAGTTCATTCTTTAATGAAATGATAGTCAGCATCAACATTACTGTTTGTTGAAAAACGCGGAGTAACTAATTTAAAACCTAATGACTCAATAAACGGAATTGAATCTTCAGCTAACTGAGCCCCTTTGTTGTATTGTACATGCTGTAACTCAACAATTAAATGTTTTACGTTTTGTAATGTTTTTTGAGCGCCTTTAAGTATATCAACTTCACAGCCCTGTACGTCTATCTTAAGAAGATCGGGGAGAGGGAAACCTCTACGCTGAACTATAGAGTCGAGAGTACTAATGATGCGTTTAAATTGATTAGACGGATTCTCAAAGAGGGCTGAAGCCATAGAACTAAATTCAGAATTTTCTATATAATATGAATTACCTCCTGGAAATGTAACATTTTTATAAAAAGTAATTTCTTTACCGTCCTCGTCCCCAAGTACGTCGATGTGATAGCGGTGAGGTGTTTCCTCGAATAATTCCTTAGATTCTTCCATAGCTTCAAAAAGAATATATTCAGAACCCGGCCAAACCTCTTTCGCAATTGTTGTCCAATGTAAGACACATGCCCCAATATCGTAAATTACACGAGGTGTGAAGTTATAGCTATCTTTTATATTTTGTAAATAAAAACTATGATCTAAAGGTATAGGTCTTTCTTTCGATATATTTTTAAGGTGGGGGTAGCTATCTGAATAAAGTCTCTTTAATTCGAATGCGTAATTGTAGCGAGGGGACCCGTGATCCCAACCGTTGTCATGAACAAAGCAAGGGGCAACACCTGTTTTCTTTGAGTAAAGAGTATTATTTTGCATATAATACTCGTCTACTGATCGCGTAAATGTATTAACCGCTAAAATACCACTGGTATCCAGCTTTATCCCTGGGGATCCCTCGTTTGTATAGTGCCATGTATAAACACCTTGATCGCTACAGAAAGTCTTAAGATTCTTAGGTAAAACCCTATCGATAACGTTCATCATAAGACGAACATACATATCTTTTTTAGCTAAAATAACACCAGAATTTAGATAAAATTGATTGGTTTTATTATAATCACTATAATCCTGATAATCTGGCCAAGCTAACCTTTTCTCTGGTACCGGCCATTGGTTTTTTTCAGTACCAAAAACTACATTATTATCTAAATCGTAAAGTGACGGTAAGTAATCAATATTTCTTAAACACGTAACGTCATTAGCGTCACAAAAAACTATATAATCTGCATCTAATAACATTACCTTAGAGAGTAATAGATATATTTTATATAAAATGTAATCACTTTGAGTATCAAACCGTTGATAGAATTCAGATTCTAACGGCATATGATGACCACGATTAAAGTGATAATGTACAAAATTATCTTTAGAATTAAACTTAACAAAAGAACGATATAGAGACGTCTCTTCTATTGGAAACGTCTCTTCGTTTGACCAGGTAGTTGTAACTAATTTAATCTTCATTACAGATTACCGGTAATACGTTCACACCAACCCTTAGATTTAGAGTGTGGCCAAACAACCCAATGATCAGGCTTTTTATCAGTTTGAAACTCTCTCCAAACTTTGCAGTACTTATCAGGGTCATTAAAATAGTTTAAGATTTCAGCTTCGTCAGAATCCTTTCTGAACATTGTGTTACCATCTACATCATGGAAAGCTACAGCCCAAAAATCGTAATCTTTTTCAGGTACTTTGTCAAAACCAATATCAATACAATGACGGAAGATACTCAAGAACGACTTTTCATATTCTTCGTTATTATCATATGATGGATTAGGAGGAAGTTTAAAGTCAAGTGTATATTGTTGTACGGCTCGCTTTTTAAAGCTAACCCCGGCATAACGTTCATAATCATCTAAAGTACGAACTTTACCAAAACCGTAAATACCAAAGTCAATATCATTCTTAAGACCGTCCATCTCAAAAAGTTTACGATTACGTAGGTGACAGCTATCATTCTTTATATGCCACTCCTTATCATCGTCCCACTGCTTAGTTCTACCACGGCGTGTATATTCATGCCAGGCTACTATCTTGTGAGGATGGAATAAATCATACCCGTGTGTGAATGCACGTACAGCTATAGAAATTTCTTCTCCGTGGAAGTAATACTCCGGGTCATGTGGTACCTCTTTACAGAAAGTACCGAGCGTAAAGCAGAAGTGTGCTGAATAAAAACGCGCAGGAATAGGTTCATCAAGCTCCTTAAAATTATCAATAGATGCAGGTAAGAAGAAAACAGCGCCTTCAGGTATAAAGCGATCAAAATTCATCTTCCAGGGTACGTCAACACGCTCTGCAGGATCATTATCAGGGTTAAAGCTAGATATATAACCTGTTAACAAAGGCTTTTTATGGCCTTTCTTTTGTAGGTGTTTAACCATCTTGATTAACTCAGTATCCCAGTTTTTAATAAAACGATGATGACTATCAAGCTGAAGTGTATATTTTTCTCCGTTATATTTTTGCTGAATTAAATTTCTAGCCCAACAAGCTCCCTTTGATTCAGTATACGGTATATCTAAAATAATAAAACGTTCATCGTCTTTAAACTCTTCGAGGCTTTCTTTTTCATCATGTTGCCAGGCAATACAAAACTTTAAATTGTTTGGATGCTTTGCATTAGCAATACAATCCCTAAGCGTGGGTAACAGCTGAGGGTCCCGGTACGATGCTATTTGAATAAAAATTTTATCTTTCATACTGTATATACAATATTAATTTAACTATGTTTTTTAAAAAATCTCGGTATTAAGTGTAGAAGTAGATAGTAATTTATTTACGACATAAATATTAGTATAGATGAAACTATCTACTGACATCATTCGGGATAGAATGTTCGAGCGGTTTAAAAAAGCTATTCGAAAATTTTATAGCCAAAGACAAGATAAATACTTTAACGAATTTCAAAGTAAATTGGAATCCGGTGAAATTTCTGCAGACCGAGAAGATTACAAATTATATTGTCAAACAGAAGCAGAAAAGTTCTTAGCTACTGGTCCTAGTGAGGCATTAAAATTCATAAAAAATTATATACATAAAGAATCTGATAAAATTTTTGATGGTGTTAAGAGCGGAATTTTAGATAAAGAAACTAGCGTTATTATGTTAGAGGTTTTACGCTATATATTAATTGCAGGCGAAATCGAGGCCGATCCAAACGCTAAAACAAAAGTACGCAAGGCAAAGAAAAGTGGGACCGGAGGGGCTCGAACCCGCAACCCCCGCCGTGACAGGGCGGAGCTCTGACCAATTGAGCTACAACTCCAAAGTTTTTTCTTTATTTAAAATGGTGCATCCAGTAGGAATCGAACCTACATAAAGGCTTTAGAAGAGCCTTGTCCTATCCGTTGAACGATGGATGCAAATTATCATCGTTCAGTCTCAGGTTTTATATCGTATTTGATATTACTATCGACAAAACCTTCAGCACGGAGATATTTTAAAAAGTTTTTATGTTCTTTTTCAGTAAAAAACCCCTTATATTCGTAAGAAACATCTTTACCTGAAACATATACCTGAAAAGGTTTACCTCTATAAACAATGCTAAACATGTACTGTTGGTTATTCATATTTTTAGTTATGTTCCAGGGAATTTAAATTGACGCAAAGATCTAAATTCCCTGGAACGGGTGTACTGGTTGAATGGCTGCCAAGGTAGGATTTGAACCTACGACCATGGTCTTAACAGGACCCCGCTACTACCGCTGAGCTACTCGGCATTATGTGTTTATTTTAATGGCATTTCTCTATAATGCAATGCCAATCTTTTTTAGTTCTGATCTCATCAAAACAGTTAATTTATATGGAAATTGACTCCACTTTGCGATATCCTTATTTGTTTTATATCCTTTAATCTCTATGTATTCATCAGTATCGGGAAGATAAAAGTCTGGTGTATATCGACGTGTTTTATTCTCAAAAGTATATTCAAATGCCTGCTTGCACCTCATCCACTTTACTCTATTGTTGTCTAACCATTGAGCGTATTTTAGCTCCCATTTTCCATGCAAATCTACTCCTTTATAAGTATAGTGCATCCGTCTAGCTAGCTGCGGTGGGAGTCGAACCCACAAAAACACCTCATTTTAAGTAAGGTCGCGATGCCAGTTAGCGTACGCAGCCATAGCTAAATTGTTAATACCGTTGTAAATGAACTAGCTTGTCTCTGCCGTTGGACTACTGGAGCATATCTTCATTATTTTTAAATTCTAATTACAAAGGTAGAGGCACTCAAGTATAAAAATAATAACACACAAAATAATACAAACAGTAATTGTCTTGTTGTGGTTCCAGAAGTTAATCCAGGCAATATATAAAGGGTTATTCTTCACGTCCTAGAAGCTTTTTAAGTAGGTTATTACACGAGACCCTATACTCGCATTCCATAGGGTCCCGTGCCTCAATGGCATTGAAATATTCTTCATCGTTCTCGGTAAATTCTTGTTCGAGTTGCTTTTTAAAATCGGGGTTAAGTTTTGTACTGATTAAGTCAATAATAGGTTGTACATCTCGATCGGAAAGATGTAAAGTAATTTCTGACCCGTCGTAATCCGAACCATAGTTAAACTCAAGTTTTAGAGTAACTGGTGGCTGATATAAATCTCCAAAAGGTTGACCTGAAAAATCAGAGAAGTAATTTGCTTCTTCGTTTTGTTTTGGAACAATTATTTTTTTCATATTTAAAAGTACTGGGTATGGGAATCGAACCCATGCTCGTCCCTCATCTAGGGAACACGGTTTATAAGGCCGTCGGTGCTTCCAGTTACACTAACCCAGTATAACTTTTAGCTTAACGTATTCGACCGACTAATATAAACCGTTGCAGTGACATTATTTGGTATTAATTTTGGTATTAATTTTCTTGCTCGGTTTAGGTACCTTATTGAGGGTAATAAGCTTATTTAGCTTTTCTTCTTTTACGATTTCAGCCCAAGTTTCATCGCTAATACCTTTCGGGCGATTGGCGAGAATTTTTTTAACATTGTTAACTTTTGAGCTTTTTAAAATTGAGAGATTGGGCCAGAAGTGCATGATGTAAATAGATTATACTCGATTTATTTTTGTTCAACTTGTTTCTTTAATAAACCGTAAAGCCAGTATATTTTTTTATAGAAACGTTGAAAGCTATTTTTATATTTTGGATTATTACGGTTTCGATAAAGCACACTTAAAAACGTATCTCTATTCTTAATATAGGGCGGTGCATTATATATGTATTTTTCGTTACCGGTTAGTAAATTTTTAACAAACTCTAATGTATTCTGTTTTTCATTATCATCAGATTCTTGAAAGTGATCTTCAATCTCTTTAATAATATTAGATGTATAATTGTGTTCTTCTACAGGATCTAACCAATATGTTTCTTCTGTATCTGTATAATTCTCTTTTGGTGTTTTGTAAATTTGTTTAGCGTGATTTAATTCGTGCACTATAATGTCTTCAAGATACTTTGCATCAAATTTATTTTTGTAATAATAAAGTACAATATCTTCAGGAATAACTTTTGTTATCTTATTATTTTCATCTCTTTCTACCTCTGCTCTTAACTGCCCACGGTCTGTAGTTTTCCTATCAAAACTAATACGTATAGGTATATTCTTTTCCTCGTTATTGTTAAATTCTTTGTAAAAAAGAACCCCTAGAGGTAATTCATTGTTATTATCGAGTTTTTTCTTATAAAAAATCTCCGGAGGAGTTTTGAGTATTAGAAATCGCTTTCTTATATTTACATTAAACAGATCAAGATAACGTTTTACTAAATCCTTTACCTGTAAATCTTCTATAGGTTGTAATCTGTAGATACGTTCTTGTAAAAAATGCTGCTCAAAACTCATTACTATTATTTATGTGGATAAAAAACGAACAAATAAATAAGTTATTGTGTATGTCAGAAAACACACTCACAACTCTAACTAATACCTACGTAGAAGAAACAACCAAATTTGATGGTGGTAATAATGCTGCTGGTACCCGCGCTCGCAAGGCTTTACAGGAAATTATTAAGTTTTCCCGTGAAGAACGCAAGCGTATTCAGGAAGTAAAAAATAGTCGTAAAACTAAGTAATTTTACGTGTTTCTTATATTGAAAGCCCCTCGAAAGAGGGGCTTTTTTATTGTTTTTCCCACGGAAAAACTAACCAATTATCGTCTCCATATGCCCGTACATAGACATCTGGTATAAACTCTGTACTATTCTTTATATAGAGTGTTGCAAAAACAGGATGTACACCTCTATCGGCAAAATAATTTTTAATAGATATTAATGTTTGACCTTTGTCAGATAAATCATCTATAACTAAAACCCTCTTGTGTCTATTTTCATAGTAAAAACTATTACTTGGCTGCTGACCAATTGTTGAAGTTGTATTTTTCTTATTCTTGTCGTTATAGCTTTGTATAGAAAAATTATATACTTCTTTAACACCTATTTGATGGGAAAGACAAACTGCTGGTATCCAACCACCGCGACCTATACCTATAATGATATCTATATCATTTTTAATGTATTTTGCTAATGTATGTACGTCAGTCTCAAATTGCTTCCACGTTATTGCGTTGTGCATTTTTCTTATTTTTCAGTGCGGTAATAACCTTTATTTGTCTTTTAGCTTTACGTTTTCTTTTTTGTGTAGGTGTTTCAAAACCACGCTTTGCACGAACGATATCGATTACACCTTCTCTTTCGACTTTAGCTTTTAGGCGTTTAAGAGCATGATCAATAGGTTCGTTTTTACGGAGTTGGACGGCGGCGTTAAGAGACATATTAATATATTATTAAAAAAAGAAAAAGAGGCTACTAAGTAACCTCTTTTCTTTTGAGTTTATATTAACTTACTTCTTTGCGAACGGATCTGGAGCCTTGTAAGCAAAGTCTGGTCCCTTGAAGAAGAGTTCAGAAGCAATGTTGTTAAGCTGCAGACGAGTTGTGTCGTTAAGCTCCTGGTGGGAGGTGCAGTGGGTGATGCGATTGAAGAAATCGTATGCGTTAATGTTCGTGTTAGCAGTAGCCAACCAACGAGCATTCTTATAACGGAGACGCTCATCCTTATACGCATCCTTGATCTCAGTGTCATCGAAGTACGTCTTAGCAAGCTCAACCGAGCGACCGAGAAGTACGTTACGGGCGTTGTAGAACTCCCGCAGTGATGCAGTTGTGTCTTGCAAGCGATTACCGTTAGCGCGAACAACTCCGGTCAGATCTTGGTCCATAACCTTGGAGATAAGCTTATTAAAAGTTGAACCCTTGAACTCGGAGTTATCAAAGTAGCGCTGAGACATTTGATGAGTACCAACCATTCCGTTAGTACAGATCAAGCGAAGGTAAAACGGAGCAACCGAAGTCTTAGACTCACCGTAATTAATATTCATTCCAGTATCCCAGATATCATTGCCGTCATTAAAGACGTCAATCTTACTATTGATATTACGGAACTGAGTACGCACGAGTAGATTTTCGAAATCGAATCCCATGCTGTGAAGGCGGAGATTTTCTCCGTCCTGAGACCCGGCGTAATCGCGCATCATTTCAATACCACGATCGAGGTCAAGAGCCTGTTCCTCGTCAATCTTCTTATTCGTAAAACGAACAACTGTACGCTCGTTATCACCAATGTCACGGGTTACAGCTGTAACAGTGCGATCTTGTTTAATATCAGCAAGACACCGCTGAAGGGGTTCCCACTGATCCTTATCGTTCTTAATTTCGTTAACAAGATTCTCCTTAACTGAAAAGATATTCAGGAGATCTTTGAGTGCTGAAACTTCAACCTGGTGTTGACCGTAGTAGAAGTTCTTACCGGACTTACGAATCTGCGACAAAGTTGCAGGTACTTTATTGTAAGAGCTTACAATGTCCTTAACTTTAGTTGCCTGTTCGTCGAATGTATCGAGTAGTGTTGTATTCATAACACAACCCATATTACAGGCTATTTTTAGGAGTGCAAGACGAAATTAGGAATTTTTCTCGAATTTCCTAAGAAGACTTTCAACAAAAGCATCAAATTCATATGATTCATTAGCATAAACCGCAGCTATTCTCTTTTGTGCTTTTTCTTTACTAGCAGAAGTACCCGGTAAACACTTCTTATCCCCTATTTTTTTACAGACTTTATACCCTTTTGATGATTTACGTATATTGTATGGCATAATTTTATTTATGCGTTGGAGCACCGGGGGAGAATCGAACTCCCCATAAAGGGTTTTGCAGGCCCTTGCCTAGCCAATTAGCTTCCGGTGCGTTGCTTTAAGAATAAAATGTTCTGGCGCTTTTACATTATCATTGTACTTACCGTAAACAATATTATCAAAACCACGAATATAGTAAACTACATTTTTATATTCTAAATCGTTTTTATCTAGATAAAAAAGTTGATATGAGTTATCAGGGCTACTGTACACGTTGTGATAACGCTTATACATATGTTGATATGTTCTAACTCGAGACGTGTCTGTTGATTCTGCAGCTGCAACAATAAAATCTGGTTTTTCATTTTCAATTAATTGCTCCATAGAATTAATCGCAATACCAAATATTTTTTTTGAACCATATTTTATATTACCAGTCGAATTATATTTTTTATCTACTGAAAAATGATAATTTAAAACTTTTGTGTTTAGCGGTAAACACCACTGCCCGGGCTTTGTACCAAGCTTATTATACGGCCTCGGATTGCAGTTAAAAACTGTACTGGTAATTTCTACTTCATGATCTAAATCAGTTACTACTTTGTAAATTGTACGAACAATATTAGAATCTACATCACTTAAATTAACAGAATTATATTTGTATTGTTTTTGGTTAAACCTCTGTTGGCTTATTTCTTTTAACTCAACCCGGGTTGTGAATTTTATCACATTTTCGTTACTCATAGTAAATCAGCAAAGTTTGCGCCGACAAACCCAGCACTACCTGTTACTAGTATTCTTTTCATAAATTTTTATTTGTTCCAGCTATCCATTGATTTGATCATCTGATCAAATTCTTTTTTATTAGCTTCATAATAAAAGTTCGGCAGATCTGTTTCAAGTGGACCTGCCGAACCATCTTCGTGAATTCGAAGGACTTGCTGAAGACCACAATCAACATTAACGTTAATAGAATCATCATCAAGCTTCTCAACTTCTATAACCGGGCCAATAGTGGTAGTAACTGGCGTATGACCATAGACTTGCTTAATACCACGAATGACTTCAGACTCTCTGAAATGATCGTGCCAAAGAATGCCACCAGCTTTATGTGAACCTCCTCTACATCTTCCAGCAGCACCAAGAATATCTGAGTACTCCCGATTCTTATATAGTGCAATAGCCTCATCAATTTTTTTAATTATGACCTCAGGCGTTGTACCGAGAACAGGATGTTCAAACCAATGCTTAGAAATACCAGCGTGGGTAAAGAACCAACCATTCTCGTAATGATACATCTTAATCTTATCCCAATCTTCATTGGTCATAATACGATTAATAGCATCATCTTTTCTAAGATCGTAGCCAGAGCAATGGTAAAGGTTTTGAAGGTTACCTTTGATATCCTTCTTATAGTTCAGATAGGAATAATTGATATCATGGTTACCCATCAGATGAATTCTATTAGGCTTCTCTAAAGAGCTTTTAAGCCAACGAGCAGTCTGATCAGCATCAATAGCAGAATCACCAAAGTCATCAAAGTAATCACCGACAAACACGATAGTGTGATCATCATACTTTGAAGCAACAGCCTCAGCTTTAACCCAATGATTATGGATATCGCCTATGACAAGAATTTTAGACATGTATATATAATACACGCCCGGGCAGGTAAAAGCAAGTCTTTTGCTTAACTATTTACTCAACGTTTCCGTCTTCGTGACAAGAAGATGCTGCATGATCACCGCCACATGTTGTACATGCAGCAGGCTTAACATCATTGTCAGTACCAGCCTCTCCGGCTACTTCTTCTTTTTCTTTCTTAGTGAGAAGAGCATCTAAATCAGCAATTGTCTTACCGTGATCGTTAACAATCTTAACGATATCTTCCTTCTCGTCTTTTAACTTCTGGTAATCCTTAGAACCGTGTTCAGCCTTCAATAAGGAACGAACAGCCTTGTAGTAACGACGAGCTAATTTCTTATTAACAACTTTATCAGTAGCAGAAGCTTCTAAAATCTGTTCGTAAGCGGCTTCTATTCCTTCAGCTACTTTCTTTTTCTTCTTTAATGCCTTGAAGTCATCCCCTGTGATTTCATCTGGAGGAGGAGCTGCAGCTGCGAGTTTCTTCTGAGCCGGGGAAAGTTTCTTTTTTGCCTCTTCGATAATTTGACCGTAAAGAGTTTCAATATTTAACTGATCATTGTTCATATATTATATTTATGCCTTTTTAAGGAAAAACTTCTACTGTATTACTCTCTATACAGTGGCAGGGCTCGGGGTTGGCGCCGGCTTTCCACCTCCCCGAGCTCCTGCTGGCTTTGTTTAGTTACCGGCTTTAAGGAAAAGTAACTGTAATAGATTATGTCGCTACTTATAAAGAAATCAAGAAAAAAATTAAATAATAGTATGACCAGTCACTCACAGTTTGAACAAGATATATTTGTTTTAAATTTTTTCAAAAAACAGCCTGGTTACTTTGTAGATTTGGGATGTGGAGACGGGAAAATTATACCTGCAGGAAGTAACTCTTTACTTTTAGAAGAAAATGGATGGTATGGTATAGGTATTGATATAGATGCTAAAAGCGTTGCTGACTATAACAGTTTTAGAAAAACAAAAGCTTATGTTGAAGATTTAACAGTAACTCCTATTACAGAGATTTTAGATCGTAATTCAGCTCCTCTTGTTATTGATTATCTTTCTTATGATGTCGACGAGGCTCTTAAACAATCTTTAGAATTATTAGACCTGAGTAAATATAAATTTAAAATTATACATTTTGAACACAATCTATACGCGCAACATCTCCCTCCCTATGAGGGACTAAAAGATATGGCTCACAGTAAATTTACTAGTGCCGGTTATACCAGGTTTATATCAAATTTACAAGACGCATGCGGGCATAGTGTTGAAGATTGGTACGCACATACCGAACTAGTAGATACTGAACAATTAAAATTTCAAAACGATATAACGTTTTCTAATATTAAAAATTCTTATTCTTATAGTAACGACTAAAGTCAAATAAGACTACAACTCTATCTGTAGTACCGCGGTTATAGGCAGCATGGAGGTTAAGATCGTCAAATATTAAAAACTCTCCTACTTCCCAATTTCTTTCCTCGTCGTTAACAACCAGTCTTGAATCCAGGTTTGTAGTCAAACAGAGATGCCCGCGTAGAACCGGTCCCTGTAGTTCGGTATAACCTTTGTGTGGCTTTATTTCACAACCCGGGCGCATGATTGAAAAACCATATGTAGGTATACCAGGTGTTTTTACACTATCAAAAATTTCACATGTTTTAGGGAACATATCTCTAAACTCTCTGTGCTTACCTTGATACTTTAAACCAATAACATCCCACCCTTTATTATAAATGAAAAGCTCCGGCCACGGTACCCCTTTTGTTTGTACAGTGTTATATTCATCAAGAATAGTTGAAAACCCGTCTTGTATGGTCTTTAAGAACTGAAACGCTTTAGGGTCTAAAAAATTCACAACTAAGCGTTATTAGCACCATCTGCCCAAACTGATCTCATCCATTGTAAGAAGTCATCTTCCGACCAAGCACCTTCTTTTACAGCATGGTAGGCATCCCAGGCTGTGTAGTTATCATAATTGATATCTTTTCTAGCCTTCTCGTAATCATCATACTGGGCTAGGTCCTTAGGGTCAGGTCCAAGTTCTTCTTTGTCGTAGACTTCTTTTGAAGTAGGCATCTGCTCGCGAAAATCTTCATCTTCTTTTACGTAGATGCGAGAATACGCTTCAGATAAATTTTGTGTATCTTTATTCATATATGAATTATTTAATCTAATCTTATTGAATTTACATATCTAGAAAACTTTGATCTATACATGTATATATATATATTAAATATTAATATGGAAGAGCAACCTCAACTTGATAATATAGTAATACGACTATACGCTCAAGGACTTACAAACGAACGTATAATTGAATTGTTATTAATGATTATTAAACAACAAATGATGTACGGTGGTTCTTTAGAAGAAAAGATTGATTACAATCTTAAGAGATTAATTCACTAATCCCCCCAACCAAAATCTTCTGTTGGGTCGTCACCCATCTTCTTGTGATAATCCCGGGCGTTATCCAAACAGTTTTGACAGCCATTACATCTGCATCCGTTATCGGCAGCTGTACACTTTTTTACTTTTTCGCTTTTATCTTCAGGCATATTAAATTATTTCTTTACGCAGTTATTAACTACCTTACCGGAGGAGAGCTTCTTTGTTCCCTTCTTCTTATACCCCTTCCAACAATGCATTTGTTTTTCGGAAAGTATTTCTTCTACAATTTCATTAAATGTGTTCATAAAGTTATTTATACCCATATATAACAACTGGCTTGTTATTCTTATCTACGAATTCATTATTAATAAATTCAACACATTTGTAAGTACCCATCTCTTCTAAGTACAGTCGGTCACCACCAGTCATTGGGTTTACATATCTCTTTCCATCTCTCATAATAGGGTGATCGTTAACAATGTGACCCAGACGACAGGCCTGATGAAGGAGGGACTTATCTTTACCTGAACGGGAGCATTTCTTCTGAGCCCGCTCTATGATTTTGTGTGCGCTCTTCAGGGACTTCTTCAACCGGCGGGTCTGCTCGGGGGTCGGATATAAATGGGAAGCATCGATCTTGGCCGCAGGCCCCGATGCTGAGAACGTGTTTTCCGGTTCTTTTAGAATATAGGTTCTCATAACTTAGGTGCTTTCTTTTTAATATCGTAGGTTAGGTTTTGGTGGACTTTAATTTGATCGCTTCTGAAGTGCTTAATATAGCCTCCTTCTTCCAAAACTATAGTAAAGATATCATTCTCGTACATACCACCATTGGTAATATAAATGACATAGCCATCTCCTAACGGGGTAACAACCGGGAGGGGGGTACGTAGTTCAAACATCATAAAGATACTATATTATGACACTTAGTCTATAATAAGACTCTTATTAATCAACCTTAAGCTTTAAAAGAAGGCTCTCGAGAGCTGAAGCCGGATCGGGATCATTCTTAGCTACGTTTAAGATCTCTTCTAACTCTTCTAATACATGATGAAGGGTTTCATTATCCAGTCCCTTACCCTGATGGTAATAAGAAGATAGAACATTACCTAATGACTGCTCTACATTCTCTTTTAGAATCTTACTATAAGCTTCTGCAATCAATAGAGCATCTTTGTTCATATTAGGAATCTTGAACACCTCTACTATTGAAGTGCTGAATGAGTTTGATAAGATTGTCAACACTTTCTCCAGTATAGCCTACTTCTTCGGCGTATTGGAGAACAGCCTTAAGAACATTTCTATCAAGACCATAGCTAATGAGCTGATCGATTAAGCTCTTTACTTCATTATAATCATCCCCAAAATCACCAGGCTGAACGTTAAGCTCGTTGCTTTGTTCTTTAGCGGCAAGCTTCTGATTAATCATGCTCTGCATGGCATCATACCCTTTAGGTATTGGAGAGTTAGCGAAGTTACCAACAGGCTTAACAGGGTTACCGCTAAAATTAGACGGGGAAGCTTTTACTTCATTAATAACCTTATCATAGGCTTCTGCTAAAAATTGTACGTCTTTGTTCATTATATTATATTTATTTAATAATAGCCGTTCTTTTTAGATGCAGCAACCGGATCTGTATGTTTATTATAGAAAGGCTTGATAGTCCTAATCATCTGACCTTCTATACGCTCTATAGTGGGTCTAGTACATCTGATCTC